CCGCCTGCGGCAGGTACAACACCCACCGCAGGCGGTTTTTATGCCCTCGGATATTCAGGAACGGCCTCCCACGAGAACGGAAATTCTTTGTCGGCCAGACCTTGGCCGTTCCACTTGGTCTGGTAAGTAACCTCCATCCCGATCTCGGCGCCAGCAGCATCTACCAAAATCAGCATCAAGCCATCCTTGAACGGCGTGTCCGCTTCATAGCCGCCGCTCCACTTCGTAGCAGTACACCACCGCACAAGATCGTCGCAGAGCTGTTGCCGGACGCATACCCGCCCGGTCTCTTGGATGCGGTACACGTCCTCGGAAACGCCGGTCTGCTCCCCGATGAGCCGGACATGGCGCACATAGCGAAAGCGGTCTCTGCCGTTGGTCGCCACGACCTTTGCATTCAGCCCCTCCATCAGCGACGCCCAGCCGCTGCGGATTCGCCCAGCAGGTAGACCCAGTGACGCCCGGTCTCGTCCCGCTGCCACTCGCCGCCCATAGCCTCAAAGGCGGATGTCATACCAGCATAGGCGACTTGGTACATATTCGGCACTGGCTCGCCGTTGTCGTCATAGGCCAGGGTGCCAGCAGCCTGCTGCTCTGCAGCAATCCGCTGAGCGTAGGCCCACTGCAAGTCGAGCTTTTCAGCCATCCCCCGGAGAGCAATGCGAAAATCAGATTTTTTCATAATAAAAACGTCCTTTCTGTGGTTGGCTCCCACGACCATCTTGCCGGCCTCGGCAAAATGGTTTCGGCTGCTGCCAGGCAGCCATCGTCAGGTGGGTTATTTCTTGAGCCGCTCCGCCACGGAAGCCCAGAACTTGCGGGCTTCTTTGTGGCGCAAGACGTCCGGGTGATTTTCGCCCCAATCCCAGGCCTCCCGCTCGATGCAGGGGTCAAGCTCCTTTGCCAGCCCCATGAAGTGCTCCGCCAGCGCGGACGTGTCCATGTCGGTGACGACCTCGATCTCCGCGTGCTCTTCGTTCCAACGGTGAGCTTCGTTTCGCGTTACCCAGCTATTGGTGAAGATCGCAATCGGCCAGGAGCAAAGGTTGTACTTCGCCGTGCTTGGCTGGCCGTTCCGCTTGAGCTTCATCAAGCTGTAGGAGTTGCCGCACCAGCTCGGGTCGCCGGGCGACCTTTCGATGAACCACAGCCCGTTGTCATTCTTGAAGTAAGCCCCGGACACCCGGACGATGTCCCCGGTCTTCATTTCCACGCCGTTCTTGTCAACCATTGTTCAGCCCTCCTTAACCAGTTCCATAAGCTTTAAAACGCGGTTCCACTGCTCCTGATTCATGCAGCCACCGTTGTCCACAAAGTTCTGTGCGAATGCGATCTCGGCTTCCATCTCGGCCTTACTCATCTCGTTGAGGTTTTTCATTTTTATTTCCTCCGTTCAGTGTGTTTCTTTCGGTGTCTGTGTCTTACCACATAAACGCGGTAAACTCCACTGGCAAATAGTCCAATGATACAGGGCGCAGTTTGTCTCTTTTGCTCCGCCCTGGGAAATAAAAAAAGCGGGGATAAACCCCGCCGGAATGGCCGCTCAGGCATGGAACACGGGGCGCACAGCGCCGCGAAAGTAAGTGAGCCGTACTGCATGTTTCAGCTCCCGGTCGCTCATGCAGGGGGTGCAGAGCTTGCTGACAAAGTCAATCGCCCACCAGAGGCCCTGCACGGTCTGGCGGTCAAGCACCGCACGGCGCTCGGCGTCGGTCTGGGCGGCGTTGTACCGCTTGAGGGTGTTATTGCAATCTGCGGCGAAGTTTGCCGGGATGTTAATAGAAAGTGCGTTCATATTCAGCCCTCCTTCACCAGTTCATAGTGCTTGATACTGCCGGGAACGTAGTAGCGGCCCTTGAACCGCTCCACCACGCGCAGCAACTTTTCCAAATTAGCAACGGCAACGTCGGATGTGTCATGATCCAACAGACAATCCGCCACGCGGTCGTCCTCGAAAATGGCCGTGTAGCGGCTCTTACGGACGATCTTCTCGCCGTTTTTGATCTCTGCGGTGACGTAAGTGATGTTCAGCTTCTTCATTTTTTTGTTCCTCCGTTTATTCTGTATTGTCTTTCGGTGTCTGTGTCTTACCACACAACCGCCGGGAACTCAATCGGCACTGCGTCCAATCTTCTGACAGTGAATTTGTACTCTTCGCTCCTTGACCGCCCGGCGCAAAACCGCTATCATATAAAGCACAGCCCCCGCAGGAGTCCGACCCTGCGAGGGCTGCATACCGGGGTGCATCAGGCCTTAGCCTTCATCTTCGGCTTCGGCCTCCCAGACTTCCTCTGGGCTGACACGTTCAACGCCATCTTCACCGATAAAGCCGTAACCCGTGTCCAACATGGTATGCACCCCCTTTCATAGGCGCCTGGCTCGCAACAGCTGGGCGCCTTTTCCGTGTGTATGATACCACGCAAACGCAGTAAATCAATGCGCACATAGTCCAAAGAATACGGCGCTCGTATGGCAAAACTGCACGAAACGGATTTGTCAAGCCCTATTTTCAAAAAAGTTGCGATTTTGAGTAAAGAGCGGACTTTTTTGGTCTTTTTCTATGCTACACTGGGAGTATGCAGAGGACATTCACAAGGGCGCAGGGCTTTATTCCCTCTTTCACCTGCGTCCTGCTAACGTACAGCCAGGGCAACCGGGTGCCGAGCTTCCAGCCCGACCAGCAGGGAGCAAAGCACCCGGAAACCTTGGATTTATGCTGGAAAAACCACAGCCGCAGATCGCACACCGTGCGTTCAGGCCCGCTGCTGGGCGGCGTAGGTACTACCTGGCAAGAACTGGCAGCGGGGCAGTGAAGGCGCGAAGTGTTCCCGCGCGAAAACCAAAATTTTTCGACCATTTCGCTACGTCAAGCGCAGTAAATGCCCGCCGCAGCCCCAAAACAAACCCTATTTTTTCATTTTGCGTGCATAGCTCAACAGGTAGAGCGCCCACCTTCCAGGCGGGTGACGTTGGTTCAAGACCCGCTGCACGCTCCAACAAGAGGACGAACGCATGGAAATCGAAACCCGGCGGCTTGCCGACCTGAAACCGGCAGACTACAACCCCCGCAAAAAGCTGGAACCGGGTGACCCGGAATATGAGAAAATCGCCCGCAGCATTGAAGAGTTCGGATACTGTGACCCGATTATCATAAACCGGGACGGCACCATCATCGGAGGACACCAGCGGACGCAGGTGCTCCTGGACATGGGAGCCGAAACCGCAGACTGCGTTGTGGTAAACCTCGACCCCGACAAAGAAAAAGCCTTGAACATCGCCCTTAACAAGATCACCGGCAGCTGGGACGAAGCAAAGCTGGCCGACCTGATCGGCGGCCTTGACCTTGAGGGCTACGACCTCACCAAGACCGGCTACTCCGAGCCGGAACTGAGGTCCATCCTTGCCCAGGTCACCGTGACGCCGGACGACTTCGGCCAGGACTTCTCCCTCCCGAACCGCCAGCACGTTCTCGCCCATACTATGAACGTCACCCTGCACAAACAGCAAATCGCCCTCATCCGGGCGGCGCTTGCGCAGGCAGAAAACGAGGGCCTCGGCGAAACCTACGGAAACACAGACAAGAACGGAAACGCCCTCAGCAAGGTGGTGCAGGAATGGCTAAAACAGAACACAAGCTCGTCCGAGAGCGACGACCTCTGACCTCGATTCACCCGGCAGACTATAACCCCCGCAAGGAACTCAAGCCGGGAGACCCCGAGTTCCAGAACATCCAGCGCAGCCTGAAAGAATTTGGCTACGTTGACCCGATCATCATAAACAAGGACGGCACCATTATCGGCGGCCATCAGAGAGCGTCCGTTTTGAAGTCCCTGGGCTACACCGAGGCGGACTGCATCGTGGTAGACTTCAGCAAGCAGGACGAAAAAGCCCTCAACATCGCCCTGAACAAAATCGGCGGTCAGTGGGACATGAGCCTCCTGAGGGACGCCCTACAAGACCTGACCCTCAGCCCGGTGGACGTAAACGCTACCGGCTACAGTGACGACGAACTCAGCGTCATCCTCGGGGACGTCATGCTGGAGAAGCAGCACGAAGAAAGCCCCATCGACAGAATGACCTTCACATTCAGCCTGGAGCAGTACGCCGACCTGCAGCAGGCCTTGCAGATTATCGGCGCAAAGTACAAGCCCGACCAAATGGAAACCTTCGGGAATACCAACAAAACCGGGAACAGAATCTACATGGTGGTGAAAGAATGGGCAGAGCAAAAGAAATCCAGATCCGGGTGATACCCTCCAAGATTGCGAACCCCTTCATCCGGGCGCACCATTACAGCGGCAAGGTCGTAAACAACTCCTGCCTGCACTTCGGAGCTTTTCTCGACGGGCGCCTCCACGGCGTCCTGAGCTATGGCCCCAGCCTGGACAAGAAGAAGATCATCGGCCTGGTAGAGGGAACCGCCTGGGACGGCTTTCTGGAACTCAACCGCATGGCCTTTGACGACTACCTTCCACGGAACTCAGAAAGCTACTGCATCGCCAAGACCATCCGCCTGATCAAGAAGCAGGCGCCGCAGGTAAAATGGATCATCAGCTTTGCCGACGGCTGTTCCTGCGGCGACGGCACCATTTACCGGGCCTGCAATTTCGTCTTGACCGACATCAAGAGGAACGATGCCCTCTGCCTCCTGCCGAACGGCGACAAAATCCACAAGATGACCCTGCACAGCAACCCGACCTCCCCCCGCCCGGAGCTTGGAGGCCGTACCTTCTACGAGGTGACCGGCGGCAAGTACGACTGGGACGCTTACGTCAAAGAGGTTGGCGGCACCATCCTACCCGGCTACCAGCTGCGCTATATCTATTTCATAGATCCCGAATACAGGCAGCGGCTCAAGGTTCCCGAGATACCGTTCAGCCGTATCGACGAACTCGGCGCAGGTATGTATAAGGGTCAGCAGGTATCCCAGGCGGAGCGCCACGCCGAAAGTCACTTTGAACAGTAGGAGGACGCATGGCAGCAGAAACCGGCGGGCAGCTTTACGAATCCAAGGTCATAGCCCAGCTTTTTGGCGTTTCCGTCCGTCGCATCCAGCAGCTCACACAAGACGGCGTCCTGGAAACAGTACACATCTCCGGCCAGCGGAACAAATACGACCTCATTCCCACGATTCAGGCATATATCAAATACCTGTCAGATAAGGCGTATGGCCGGGAAGCGAAGCTATCGGAAACCGAACTGAGGGAAAAGAAGCTGCAAGCGGAAATTGCCCTCAAGGAATCGCAGACCGAGCTTCACCAACTCCGCACCGCCATTGCAAACGGCAAATATATCAGTATAGAGGAAGCGCAGGCGGACTATACGAAGTTCTTTGCAGTCCTCAAGCGCTTTTGCTCCGGCCTCCCGAGCCGGGTCGTTGGCATGATAGGCTCACGAATCTCCCCCGTGGAGAGCAGAGAATTGGAGAAAGACTTGAATAAAGAGATCAACGACATTCTCCGCACCTTCGTCCTTGCAGCAACCGTCAAGGACGGTGACGGTGGATGAAACCCACAGCCCAGCAGCCCCGGTTCTATAAGTTCCGAAAGTACCAGGTTCCTCAGTACATCAAAGATGCCCTGGACGCCCTGAAACCGCCGGATGATATAACCGTAAGCCAATGGGCCGAGCAATACCGCCAACTCAGCCGCAAGGAATCCAACCTGCAGGGCGCCTGGCGAAACAGCGTCACTCCCTACCTCGTCGGCATCATGGACGAATTCAACAACTGGGAAACGGAGCGCATTGTCGTGGTAAAGCCTACCCAGGTGGGCGGCACGGAGGTCGAGCTTAACGCCCTCGGCTACCTGATAGACCAAGACCCGGCTCCGACCCTAATCGTTTACCCCAACGACGAAATCGCCGAAAGCACCTCAGCAAACCGCATTATGAGTATGCTGGAATCCCCCCGATTGAAGCGGCATTTTCTCAAAAATGCCAGTAGCAAGAAGGAGCTGCAGTTCACCACAGATATGTACATCGCCCTCACCGGCGCAGGATCTGCGGCAGACCTGTCCAGCAAGCCCATCCGCTATCTTTTCCTCGACGAGGTGGACAAGTTCAAGGCGGCGACCACCCAGGAAGCCGACCCTATAAGCCTGTCCATTGAGCGAACCAAGAGCTATTTCTCTAACCGCAAAATCTATATTTGCAGCACCCCCACACTAAAGACCGGCCACATCTGGAAGGCGAAGGAAGCCTGCGACATTGAAAAACACTTCTTTGTTCCTTGCCCGCACTGCGGGAAGTATATAGAGCTGAAATTTGCACAGATACGCTGGCCGGGCAAGGATGAGGGCCTAAGCGAAGGTGACCGAGCGGAGGCGGCGCAGTACATCTGCCAGGAATGCAACGGAGTCATTACCGACCACGACAAACCTGCAATGCTCCTAAAAGGAGAATGGCGGAACGTCCGCCAGAGCGCCCGCACCGCCCGCAGCGTTGCCTTTTGGTTCAACACCCTATACAGCCCCTTCACTCGATTCTCGGAAATCGCCCGGGAGTTTATGAAGTCCAAGGACGACCCCGACAAGCTGCACAACTTCGCCAACTCCTGGCTCGCCGAGCCGTGGGAGGATACGAAGCTCAAAACCAGTGCCGACCTCGTACAGGAACGCCAGACGGAGCTTGAAATGTTCGAGCTTCCGCCCTGGACGAAACTCCTGACCGGCGGCGTGGACGTGCAGGAAACAAGCCTCTATTGGACTATCCGCGCCTGGGGCGATTACAGTACATCCCAAAATATAGCCCACGGCCAGGCCGCAAGCTTCGGCGAGGTCGTAGACATAATGAACCTGGAGTTCAAGCGGGACGACGGCCAACAAATGCTGGTAGACCTCGCCCTCGTCGATTCCGGCGACCAAACAGAGGAAGTCTATGACTTCTGTATGCAGAACTCGGAGTGGGCGCTCCCAGTAAAAGGCACCGACACGATGCTCAGCAACTATAAAATCTCGACCATCAACAAGGCGGGCTCCGCCGCCTACGGTATGCGCCTGGTTCTCGTTGACGGCGGCAAATACAAGGATGCTATTGCTTCTCGTATGCGCCGCCCGAACGGCAAGGGCAGCTGGATGGTCTACAAGGGCGTTGACCAGGAATACTGCGAACAGGTCACCGCCGAACACAAGATCACCGAACGTGCCACCAATGGCACAGAGCGCACCCGCTGGGTGCCTAAGACCAGCCATCCAAACAACCACTTCCTCGACTGCGAGGTCTATGCCTACGCCGCCGCAGAAATGCTCGGCGTCCGCAGCCTCCACCTGCAGAACAAGAACAACGCCACCCAGCCGGAAGCGCAGCCCGCACCACAGCAGCGCACCGACGCCACCCCAGAGGAAACCTGGATTCATCAGAACGACGGCTGGTTTTAAGAAAGGAAACACGACATGGCAGATGAACCCATCAACTATGGCGACCCCGCCGCCCTTCTGACGGAAGTAAATAAAGCCATTGCCGCCGTCATGGTTGGAGGCCAGAGCTACAAAATCGGTTCCCGCTCCCTGACCCGAGCAAACCTCACCGAACTGCGGAGCCTCCGGGCAGACCTTACCGCCCAGGTAGAGGAACAGAACGGCTCCTCCCTTTTCCGTGATACGTTCGCTGCATTTTTTGAGGGGAGATAAAGCGCATGACATGGCTTGACAGGATCATTGAAACAATCTCTCCCCGGGCAGCCTATATGCGCGAGGGCTGGCGGCAGCAGCTCGGCCTTATCCGCGGTTCAGGCTATGACGCCGCAGACGGTGGCCGGCTGAATAAGAACTGGCGGGCGACCAACGAGGCCGCCGACATCACAGACCGTTACAGCCGGGACACCCTCCGCGCCCGCGCCCGAGACCTTGAGCGGAACTCGGACATTGCAAACGGCGTCCTCAAGGCTTTCAAGAGGAACGTGGTCGGCAACGGCTTCACCCTGCAGGCAAAGACCGGCGACGACGACCTCGACGATCAAATCGAAACCCTCTGGCGGCGATGGACCCGGCGCACGAACTGCGACGTCACCCAGCAGCAGAGCTTCAACGAGCTTCTGCGCATGGCAGTCGTTCGGAAAAAGGCAGACGGCGGCATCCTTTTCAAGAAGTGCTATACCTCCGGCGGCCTGCTTCCTTTTAAGCTGCAGGCGCTGGAAGTAGACGAGCTTTCCCGCTCCGTGGCCTCGCCCAGGTACAAGGGAGATCGTGTCATTGGCGGCATTGAGTACAACGAGTACAACCGGCCCGTTGGATACTGGATTGAACAGTACAACATTGACGGCTGGGAAACGAACCAGCCCGTCTTCTACCCCGCCAAAGATATTATTTTCTATTACAGCAAGAGCCGACCTTCCCAGCTTCGAGAGGTCAGCGACCTCGCTCCGAGCTTGAGCCGCATCCGGGACGCCAACGAATTTATCGCTGCCGTTTCGATGAAAGAGCGAATCGCCGCCTGCTTTGCCCTGCTCATCAAAAGAGCCGCCCCCACCGGCGGCTTCCAGGGCGGCTCCCGTAACAGCGCCGACAAAGACCGCACGTCCTACTCCGGCAAAATGCTGACCCCCGGCCTCATTTCGGAAATGAACGCCGGTGATGATGCAGTCACCATCAACCCCGGCAATGGCAGCAGCGAAGCAACCGGCTTCCTCAAGCTGCTGCAGCGCCTTGTGGGTGCAGGCCAGGGCTTGAGCTATGAATCCACCTCCCGGGATATGTCCGAAACGAACTACAGCAGCGCTCGCCAGGGTATGATTGAGGACGACCTCACTTATACCGAGGAAGTGGAGCTGCTGCAGGGCAAGCTCATGGTCGAGGTCTACGAAACCTTTTTGATTTCCGCAGTCCTCGCCGGGAGGCTCACTATCCCGGATTTTTGGAACGACCCACAGAAATACATGGAGCATGAGTGGGTCGCCTCCCCCAAGAAATGGATTGACCCGCAGAAGGAAGCCAACGCAAACAAAACCGCACTCGAATCCGGCGTCAAGTCCTTCAAGCAGATCAGCGCCGAGCAGGGCCGTGACTGGAAAGAACAGATTGACGACATGGCCGACGTTGTAGCATACGCCAAAGAAAAGGGAGTGCAGATTGGAGGTTACAAAAGTGTCCAGAACGAACCCCAAACAGACCCGAAAGAAAACCCCGATGAATAACCAGCCCCTGCAGCGCGATTTCTCCACGGCCAGCATCCGGGCAGTAAGCGACGACGAAAACAGCCGCACCTTTGAACTGAGTTTCAGTTCCGAGGAACCTGTTCAGATGTGGTTCGGCACCGAGATCCTCGACCACTCCGGCAATGCCATTGACATGAGCCGGATGCAGAGCATGGGTATCGTTCTTTTTAACCATGACAGAAACCGGGTGATCGGTAAGGTCACACGGGCGTGGGTTGAGGATAACCGTGGCAAGGCCACGATTGAGTTTGACAACGACGAGGATAGCGAAACTGTTCGCTCCAAGGTCGCCAGCGGCACACTCAAGGGCGTTTCCGTCGGCTATCGTGTTTCCAACTATGAGAGCGTCAAAGAGGGCGCAAAATCCCTTGACGGGCGCTTCACTGGCCCCTGCTACATCGCCAAGAAGTGGCAGCCCTACGAAATCAGCATTGTTTCCGTCCCCGCCGACACCACCGTCGGCGTTGGCAGAGATATGACCGAGGACGGACAGCCGCCCGCAGTACACACCGCCCCGGGTCTGGCTTTCTACGAGAGCCAGCTCGCCGCAAATCGTAACTACTAACTGGAGGTAAATCACACATGAACAAGAGAGAGCAGCTGCGGCAGAAACTGCAGCGCCAGCAGGCCATCCTGGCCGCCGCCCGCACCGCAGGCCGCGACATGACCGAGGACGAGACCCGGGAATTTAACTCCCTGCAGAACGACATCGAGACCCTGCGCCCTGAGGCTGACGCTGAAGCGGAGGCAGAGCGCCAGGCTCAGATTGAAGCCGCCCGCACCGCAGAGCGCCAGCGTGTCACCGACATCACCACCCTGTGCCGGAACTTCAACGTCGATGCTTCCCAGTACATCACCGGCGGCCAGACCGTAGACCAGGTGCGCACCGCCATTCTGGACGGTATGATTCAGAACGGTACTCCTGCCCGCACCGGAGTCAAGGTGACCGCCGACGAAACCGACAAGTTCCGCGCAGCAGCAGCCGACGGCCTTATGACCCGCAGCGGCCACGCCCCTGCAGCGCCCGCAGACGGCTCCCGCCAGTTTGCAGGTATGAGCCTGCGTGACATCGGCATTGAGTGCCTGACCCGCGAGACCGACAAGAGCGCTTCCGACTTTATGCGCATGAGCGCAGACGACCTGTATACCGAGCTGGCCCGTGCATTCCACAACCCCTCGGCATCCTTCCCCGCCATTATGGACACCGCCATCAACAAGAGCATCGTCCACGCCTACGACCATGCTCCGACCACCTTCGAGAAGTTTACCCGCAAGGGCACTCTGCGTGACTTCAAGCGCACCGACGGTCACAACTACCTGATCGGCGGTGTTGGCGACCTGCTGCTGGTTCCCGAGAACGGCGAACTCAAGGCGGATACCCACAAAGAGGAAATGCTGCCGCAGCGCAAGCTGGATACCTACGGCCGTCAGTTCAGCATGAGCCGCCAGGCGTTCATCAACGACGACATCGGCTTCCTGTCCGAGGTTCCCGGCATGTACGCTGCAAAGAGTAAGAAGCAAATCAACAAGATGGTCTACTCCATTCTCTACAACAACGGCCAGATCTATGACGGCAAGACCCTGTTCCACGCCGATCACAAGAACCTGATTACCTCCGGCAGTGCACCGACTGGCGCAGCCATTCAGGCCATGATCCAGCGGATGCAGCTGCAGGATGACCCGTTCGGCGAGGCTATCAACCTGACCCCCTCCACCATCATCCTGCCCGTTGGTTACGGCTTCGCCATGCAGTCCATCTTCGGCAGCCCCACCATCCAGACCAGCGAAAACACCCAGGCAGCCAACCCGCTGTATAACTACCGCTACCCGATGGAGATCGTCGAGGACGCCACCCTGAACATCCTGGCAGGTTCCGGCGCTTACCCCTGGTTCCTGGGCGCCAACCGCGAGGAAACCACCGGCATCCAGGTCGATTACCTGAACGGCCAGGAGACCCCCACCTTCCGCCGCAGCGAGACCGTCGGCCAGCTTGGCTTTGTGTGGGACATTTGGCTGGACTGGGGCATCAGCGTCATGGACTACCGTGCGTTCGTGAAGAACCCCGGCGCTGCCCTGCCCACCCTGTAAGAGATAGGAGGAAACGCACATGATCGCAAACTACCAGCAGCCCGGCTCTGCCATTGACTACCCCAACGGCACCAGCTCCGCTATCGCCGCAGGCCAGGTCGTGAGCCTGACTACCCGCATCGGCGTTGCAGGCACCGACATCCCCGCAAGCGCCGTCGGCAGCCTGTACGTCAAGGGCGTTTTTGCCATGCCCAAGGCGGCCTCTACCGCTATCGCCATCGGCGCCGCTGTCTACTACGACGCCTCCGCCGACAACATCACCACGACCGCTGCAAGCAACATCCCCGCAGGCTGGGCTATTGCAGCAGCCGCTGAAAACGATACGACCGTGCAGGTCTGCATCGGCTAAGGGGAAGGTGGCGCAGTATGATCTATACCGCAAACAGCACCGTGACGGTGGAGGGCAAAAGCTACCGCCCCGGCGATTCCGTGGACATTCAGGACGCCAGCGCTGCAAAGGAGCTGCTCGCCGTGGGCTTCATCGTGACCCGGCCCGGCGAGTATGCCCCCGGCGAAACGCTGACCGTGGATGTTCAGCATGAACCCGAGGACGGCGTTGCCACCGGCCACCTCAACAAAGAGGAACTGGAAGCGATGCCCAAGGCGCAGCTCCTGACCCTCGCCGAAAATATGGGCCTGGACACCAAAGACCTGACCAAAGCAAAGCTGGTTGAAGCCATTGCTGCTGCCGAGGTTCAGGCCGAGGTTTGACCGTGGGCTTCAAGGATTTGCTGGTGCAGGATGCAAAGAACGTATTCCTCAACCGGGAAGAATTTGCAGATACGCACAGCATAAACGGCAAGCCCATGCCGGTGCTGGTTGACGATAATGAAATTTTGGAACGCGACAAGTCCAAATTGATGAACGTCACCATCACCGGGATCTACAAAGAGCGCAAGCTGATCTATGTAGCCACCGACGACCTCGGAGCCAAACCCGCCCCGGACGACCTGCTCAATTTTGACGGCGCCTGGTATAAGGTAAACGACTGTACCGATGAGGCCGGGATTCTCTGCATTGAGATGGAGGCGAATCGCTCTTGAAAGAATATGAGGTCCTGCAGGTTGACGCCGACGCTTCCATTGAAAAAATGGTTCAGCGCCTGGACAACCTGCAAAAAATGGTTGATACGCCGAAAGTGGTGGCAACGGCCATCAACTCGGCAGCCCGCAGCACAAAGAACAAAATCGTCAAGGACACCAAAGAGCGCTATGCGACAGCCAACGATTCCGTTTACTCTTCCAGCAGCGCATTGAAGGTGGACGCCGCCACCGGCGGCGACCTGACCGCCACGCTCCATTCTTCTGGCTCTATGCAGGAGATCATGGACTTCGATTCAAAACCGAACTCGGGAACCAGCGCCGCAGCGGCGCACGTCCTCAGCAGTTCCGGCATGAAGTCCTTGGAGCATAACGGCTTAAAGGCTTTTCTCGTTCGGTTCAGCAGCGGACACAAAGCCATTGTCCAGCGGGTGCCGGGCGAAACCTACACCTCGGCGGGCGCTTCCAAGCGTGCGCAGAAATGGGGCGCAAAGTCTGACATGACCCGCATTGAAAAACTGCTTTCTCCGTCCGCCCCACAGATGTTCGGAAATCCCGACACTGTAGACCCGGCGCTTGAGCGAGCGTCCGAGCTTCTCGACAAGCAGATGGAGAAACAAATCGAAAAAGCGCTCGAATAAAGGAGGCATCCCATGACACCCACCGATCTGCAGGACGCTATTGTCCAGGCATTGAAGGAGCAGCTTGCACCGCTGCGCCTTACAAACTCCGCAGGGCATGAAGTGGGCGTCAAGGTATTCCCGCAGTTCAAGCCGTACCGCGCCCCGAGGCCAGCGCCGACCACCAACGACGATGACCTCCCGGAGCCGTATGTGCTGGTGGCTCTCGTCAACGGTGAACAGACCGCCATCGACAGCCCGAACAAGGTCGATGTTGTCATTGCCGTCGAGGTATGCGACCCCGACCCGAACCGGCAGGGATACCGGGATGCCTCCCACATTTTGAACGTGATCCTGGGGTATTTTGAGCGCAAAGTGAAAATTGCGCGGGCGTTTGAGCTTGTGCGCCCTATCAAATGGGACAACGACCTCGACCCCAACAAACACCCATACTATTCCGCAGCAATCGGCCTTCATTTTGATGGGCCTACTATTTATAGAGAGGAGCCTGAAACGTAATGGCAAAGACCACCACCCCCGCCGCCCCGGAACAGGTTGTTTATGTCGGCCCGAATATTCCCGGCGTTGTTCGCCAGGATTCCGTGTTCACCGGCGGCATCCCGGCACGCCTGGCTGAGAAGATTAAGGCAATTCCCGCCATTGAGAGTCTGATCGTCCCCCTGGATTCCTTTGCGGAGGCTCGCAAGGAACGTCAGAGCGGCACAGGCCGTATCGTTACCATCTGCAACATCGTTGCAAAGAAAATCCAGGAGGGCGCATAAATGAGCTATCTTCATGGCGTAGGCAACAGCGAAGTTGCTACCAGCTTAACCACCCCCACCACGTCCAGCGCTGGCCTGCAGGTCATTTTCGGCACGGCCCCCATTCACCTGGCAAAAGACCCTTACAAGGCAGCGAACACCCCGAAACTCTGTTACAGTTTTGCAGAGTGCCAGGAAGCCCTCGGCTACTCTGACGACTTCGAGAACTTCACTCTTTGCCAGAGTATGGACGCCAACTTCCGTGTTTATAACAACTCCCCCATCGTCCTGGTGAACGTGCTTGACCCGAACAAGGCGGCGCACACCACGGAGAACGCAGAGGAAACCGTCACCGTCACCGGCGGCATGGCGACCTATACCAAACAGTACGTTCTGCTGCCCTCGTTGGTGGTGAAGAACGACGCTACCCCGCTCGCCGCCGATGTGGACTATACCGCAGCGCACGACGATGACGGCAACGTGACTATCGTGCTGCTGTCCACCACCGCAAAGGAAGCAACCGCACTGAAGATCACCAGCAAGAGCATCAAACCCAGCGGCGTTACCAAGACCGACGTCGTCGGCGGCGTAAACAGCAGCACCAACGAGGAAACTGGCCTGGAAATCATCCGCCAGGTCTATCCCAAGTTCGGTCTGGTGCCCGGTCTGATTATCGCACCCGGCTGGTCGCAGGACGAAACCGTGGCTGCTGCGCTGCAGGCAAAAGTCGAACAGCTGAACGGCTGCTTTGACCTCAACACCATTCTGGACATTCCCGCCAATTCCGACGGTGCAACTGTTTACACCGACTGTAAGCAGGCGAAGGAAAAGCAGGGCTTCTCCACGAACCACGGCATCTGCCTCTGGCCTCGTGTCTTGGTTGGCGAGAAGAAATACTACTTCTCCGCCATGGCCGCAGCGCACACCGTCTGGCTCGACACGAGCAACGACGGCGTCCCCTACGAATCCCCCTCCAATAAGAGCCTGCGCATTACCGGCCTTTGCTTGGACGACGGCACCGAGGTGCTTCTCGACAAGCAGCAGGCGGACGACGTCCTCGGCGCAAACGGTATCTGTACCGCTATCAACGTCAACGGCTTCAAGTTTTGGGGTAACAATACCTGCGCATACCCCAGCACGACCGACACCAAAGATCGCTTTTGGTGCGTCCGCCGTTTCTTTGACTGGGACGGCAACAACTTTATCCTGACCTACTTCCAGAAGGTGGACAAGCCCGAGAACCGCCGCCTCGTGCAGGACATCGTGGACAGTACGAACATCACCGGCAGCGGCTACGTTGCTCGTGGCTACTGCGCAGGCTACAACATGAAGTTCCTGGAGGACGAAAACCAGACCACTGAGCTGCTGGCAGGCCATCTGACCGTCCATACCTACATGGCGCCTTTCGTCCCCACGGAGTACATCCACAATATCCGCGAGTACGACACCGCCGCCCTGACTACCATCTTCTCCTGACCGATTGGAGGTATAAAACGTGAATATTCCTACTAAGATCGCCAAGTATGAGGTCTACAAAGACGGCACCAAGCTCATTGGCCGTGGCGAGGAAATGACGCTGCCCAGCTTTGAGACCCCCACCAACACCGTGTCTGGCGCAGGCATCCTCGGCGAATACGAAGATCCCACCCCGGGTTATTTCAACGAGCAGGAGCTCGCCGTTCCCTTCCGGGTTATGAGCAAGGAAGCAGCATCCCTGGCTAACATGCTCAAGGCACACCACCTGGAAATCCGTGGCGGCATTCAGGGCAACACGGACGACGGCGACATCGAGTTCACCCCTATCCGCGTAGTCGTTCGTGGTCTCACCAAGAAATGCGAACCGGGCAAGCTCAAGGCCGCAAACTCTATGGAAACCAGCATCACCCTTTCGATCAGATATATTCTGATTGAGGTAGACGGCGAATCCCTGATCGAACTGAACAAAATCCGTGGCAAATATGCTGTCGGTGGCGTAGACCAGCTGGCAGCTTTGGAGGCAATGTGCTAATGGAAGATAAGAAACTGACCCTCGCCCCCGAGGTCGAGGAACCCGAAACCGCAGAGGACACCAATGAGCTTTACATCAAGTTCGCCAAGCCCTACACCTTCGGCGACAAAACCTATACCGGCATCGACCTGTCCGGCCTTGAGGACGTGAACGGCGCAGTCCTTAAGGAAGCAGGCCGCGTGGTTCAGAAACTGAACAAAGGCATCAACCCCGCCACCATTGAAATGACGATGGAGTATGCCGTGTACATGGCTCACCACGTTACCGGCCTGCCCTCGGACTTCTTCTGGGGCCTGCGCGCTCCTGACCTGGTATCCGTCAAGGGCGCAGTCGTGGGTTTTCTCTACGGCGGGGATGGGGAGGACTAACCCCGCAGGCGATTACAAAAACCACCGTCTATATGTCGCAGGCTCTGCACGCGGGCATTGACTACCTGCAGAGCCTGTCCATAGACGAACTGAACGACTTGGCAGACGCCATCCAGGACTATGCAAGGGAGGTGGAGGCACAACTTGGCAAAAAGTAAAACGTATGACCTGATGATAAAGATCGGTGCCAAATCAGACGGCACCCTCCGAAAGGCCTGCGCAGCAGCCGACAAAGACCTCGCCTCCCTCAGCAAATCGGCAAAGGCAGTCGGAAAAGCCGCTGCCGCAGGGTTCGCAGCCGCCAGCACGGCGGCTTTGGCCTTTTCTACCGTAGCCGTGACCGCCGCCGCAGGCTACAAAAAGGAACTGTCCAATGTCAAAACCCTGCTCACCGGCACAGACGGAGAAATTGCGGCCCGAACCGCAAATATTTCTTCTGATATTCTGAGCATCTCGAACAAGACCGGCGTTGTAACCAGCAACCTGACCGATGGTATGTACCAGGTCGTTTCTGCGTTTGGCGACGTTGACGACGCTTCCTCCATCCTGGAAACAGCGGCTAAATCCGCTGCCGCAGGCAACGCCACCACAACGGACAGCGTCAACCTGCTTTCCGCCGTCACCAAGGGCTATGGCGACATCAGCGCAGAGGCTGTCCAAAAGGCAGCAGATCTGTCCTTTGCTACCGTCCGCCTCGGACAAACCAGCTTCCCGGAACTGGCCTCGTCCATTGGAAAGGTCGTCCCCCTGGCCTCCGCCCTGGGCGTGCAGCAAGAAGAACTGTATGGCACCTTTGCAACCCTGACCGGCGTGACCGGCAGCACCGCAGAGGTCGCCACGCAGTACAAGTCCGTCCTTTCCGGCCTTATGTCGCCATCCAAGAGCATGGATGCCGCCCTTAGTAAGTTGGGCTACTCCACCGCAGACGCAGCCATCCAGAGCCTGGGCTTCCAGGGAACGCTTAAAGCGTTGATGGGAACCGTTGGCGGCGACACCCAGGCAATGGCAAAGCTGTTCAGCAGCGTGGAGGCGCAGACCGCAATTCTCGCCCTTTGCGGCAAACAGTCCAGCACCTACGCCGAAAAGACGGCAGAGATGTACAACGCCACCGGCGCAGCGGATGAAGCATTCGCCCGCCAGACGGACAATCTGGATTATAAGATTCAGAAGCTCACCAACCGCTTCCAGAATTTCCTGACAAAGGCCGGCTTGAAGCTGTTGCCGTATCTGGAAAAGCTGGCCGACAAGGCTATTCCATACCTGACGGACGCCATGGACAAAGGCCTCATTATTTTGGACGATATTCTCCCTAAAGCAGAAAAAGCCGTCCAATTTGCGGCGGAGCATAAAGAACTGTTCATCGCCCTTGCAAGCGGCGTCCTTACCGCAGTGACGGCCTTTAAGGCTCTCAAGACGGCGACCACAGCAATCAGCGCCGTAAAGAACCTGTCCACCGTTTTTAAGGCGGCATCCTCGGGCGGCTCGCTCCTGGGCGGAGTACTTAAGCTGAGTACCGTTCAGTTTGCGGGCCTTGCGCTCGCCGCTGGCGCAATTATTGCAGTCGTTGTTGCGGTTTACCGTAACTGGGACAAGGTAACAGCCTGGGCGCAGCGCATGGGAACCAAGGTCTCCGAGGTTTGGGCTTCGATTCAGACCGCGGTGCTTACCACCGTAGCTGCCCTGGTTTCGGGATTCCAGACCAACTTCCCGCTGCTCTCCGCCTACCTTTCCGGCTGGTGGAGCAGCGTATCCGCAGCCGTCGAAAATGTAAAAGCGATTTTCTCTAACCTCATCCAGTTTGTGGAGAACGTATTCTCCGGGAACTGGGGAGCCGCGTGGCAGAATATCGTGAACATTTTCGCTAACGTATTTGGAGCCATTGTCAACCTGGCAAAGGCCCCGATGAACGGCGTGATTTCGGCCATCAACTACGTCCTCGGCAAGATCAACTCCCTGAACGTAAAAATCCCGGACTGGGTGCCGGTCATTGGCGGCAATACTTTCAGCTTCAACATCCCGCAGATTCCGCAACTTGCAACCGGCGGCATCGTAACCGCCCCAACGCTACTGGAAGCAGGCGAAGGTGGAGAGCCGGAAGCGATTATCCCCTTGTCCAAACTCTACGACTTCCTGCTGAACCTCGGGAAGCCCGACCCGACGAAGCCCCAGCCGCAGCCCATCGCAGGCGGTCAGAATCCGCCCCCCGAGAATAAGCCCCAGCCGCAGCCCGCAGAGGGCGGCGGAGGTGGCTTTGTGTTCTCCCCGACCATCATCCTCAAGAGCAACGGCTCCGTGACCCGGAAAGAAGTAGATCAGGCGATGGATTTTACATACCAAAAGTTTGTGAGATTTAGCAAACAGCTGGAAGAAGAACGTCGCCGCAAATCCTTTTCTCCGGCCTAACCAGGAGGCTAAATGAGTACCTATACCACGATTCAGGGCGACGTTTGGGACGCTATCGCTTATAAGGTCTACGGAGATTCAAAATACATGGGCTTCCTCATGGATGCCAACCCTGACAAGATCGCCATCTTTGTTTTTGGGGCAGGCGTGGTGCTGAACGTCCCAGACCTTCCCGAGAGCGAAACTGCCGCCCCGAATATGCCCACATGGAGGACAGGATGAAAGCAAGACAGTCCAGCGTTTCTATTACCTACGACGGCAAGGCCGCATCTGTCCTCAACCTCAACAAAACGGCGTTCACCTACACCGACCCCGCCAGCGGCGAAGCAGACAGCCTCGACATCACGTTCTTTGAGCGCAGCGCTCCCGCCGTCAGCGGTGGCAAGGTGGAGGTAAACAAACCGCTTTCCGCCACCATCGCCCTCACGAACTGGGCAGCCCAGGGCGACAACCGCACCCTCGACTGCGGCGACTTCCTCGTTGACAGTGTTTCATATTCAGGCTGGCCGTGGACAGGCACCGTGAAAGCGGTATCTGTTCCGGCTAACACTGGATTCCGGCAGACCAAACGCACAAAGGTGTGGGAAAAGGCCACCGTGCAGAAAATCGGCCAGGAAATCGCCTCCAATGCAGGCATAGAACTGTTCTGGGATGTGGAGGGCGACGACCCGCAGATTACGACCCTTGAGCAATCCGAAACCACAGACTGCGAGTTTTACATGAGCCTCTGCAAGACCTACGGCCTGAGCATGAAGGTCTACTCCAAAAAAATCGTAGTCTACAGCCGGACGGAGTACAAGAAAAAGGATTCGGTCTGCACCATCTACCCGCACCAAATTCTTTCTTGGAATTGGTGCCAGAACCTGGCCGGAACCTATACCGGCGGTGAGTACACCTACACCCAACCCAAGACCAACAAGGAAATAAAGGTCACTATTGGCACCGCAGACCGGCTGCTCAAGATGACCGGCAAAGCCGACGGCGAAGCTGATGCACAAAAGAAGCTGCAGGCGGGAATTGATGAGGCGAACCACGGAGCAACAAAGCTCAATTTGACCGTCAAGGGCAAACTCCTTGTTTCCGGCCAAAACGTGGAAGTTTCCCTTGGAGCGCTCTCCGGGAAATACTTCACCGACACCACCACCCACAACCTCGGTTCCAGCGGCTACACGACAGACCTTGAACTTTCGCTTATAGAGTAGGAGGTGCAAAATTGGAAACTGTCCGCTTTGGCAAAATCTCCTCAGTAAACTACGAAGCCGGAACGGTGCGGGTCGTCTACCACGAAAAGGACGACTGCGTCACAAGCGAGATCCCGCTTCTTAGTTTCGAGTATATGATGCCCGAGGTAGACGACGCCGTTCTCGTTCTGCACCTTTCAAACGGCGCAGAGGTAGGCGTTGTCCTTGGCCGTCCTTGGAGCGACGAAAACAAGCCGCCCGAGGGCAGCCAGGGCCTCTGGCGCAAAGACCTTGACCGGGAAGCCGGTAAAGGGATGCTCCGCTATAAGGACGGCACCCTCACCATTAAGATGAACAAGGTCGTCCTGGAAGCAAAGGAACTCACGGTAAAGGCCGAAACGACCATCACCGAGAACACGACCATGAAAAAGGACGCCAATGTGGGCCAGACCTTGACGGCCACAACCGACTGCATCGGCGGCGGGAAAAGCCTCAAGAGCCATACCCACACAAGCGCCGCACCTGGCAGCACGACCTCTCCCCCAAACTAACCCGGAGGTGATTTTTTGTTCATCGGAACCTTTGGAAGAAAGATCATCTTCCAGGTCAGCGACCTGGCCGTCTTTACCTTCCAGAACGCCACCCGGGAAAGCTCCGGGCGCTGGACGACCCACGAAGGGCTCAACAGCAAACCGACCCCTGAATTCCTGGGCGCAGACCTCAAAAAGGGAACACTGGAAATTCACCTCTCTGCCGCCCTCGGAGTGCGCCCCCGAAAAGTTCTTGAACTGCTGGCCCGCATGGCCGAAACCGGCGAAGTTCAGTATTTGGTGATTGGCTTCCGACCTTTCGGGAGGAACCCCTTCCGGGTCACGAAGGTAAGCGAGGCCTGGGGCACCGTACTGCGACATGGCGAGCTGGCAAAGGCCACGGTCAACCTTGACCTTGAAGAATACCCGATGGAGGACACCACATAATGGAAACCACCGCAGTTTACATCGGGGATGAACCCCTGGAAGGAGTAGACGAGCAGGTCGAAACGCTGCTCTCTACCGTTGCCGGGACCATCCCATTAGACCGCGGGCTCGGCATAGACGATAGCTTCATCGACAAGCCCACAGAGGCCGCCCAGAGCTTGTACGTTGCCGAGGTCGCCGAAAAGATTCCTCGCTACATTCCCACCCTTTCCGTTGACAGCGTGAACTTCACCGCAGCAGCCAACGATGGAAAGGTGACCGCAAAGGTGGTGCTTACCAATGCCTGATATTTCCACCATTAAAGACCTGCCCGACATTTCGTTCATTGAGTATAAAACCGTGGACGATGTGAAAACGAGCATGGTCGCAGACTACGAAGCGTATATGACCGAGGCCACCGGGAAGCCCTACACGCTGCCCAGGGTCTCCCGAGACCGTTTCAAACTCTACGCCGCCGCAGCCCAAATCTACCAGGCTATGAAGTACGTTGACATCAAGGGCAAGATGGACACCGTGAAGTATAGCGTTGGTGATTTTCTGGATTTGCTCGGAGCCTTCCGCTGCGGAGCTACCCGGAACCAGGCCGCTGCAGCCGTTACGACTATCCGCTTCACCCTCTCAGCTGCCAGGGCGTCCGTTACGGCTGTCCCGCAAGGCACCCGCATTGCGGCTGGTCAGCTTTTCTTTGCAACCTCGGCCTATGCCGAGATTCCCGCAGGCGACCTGACTGCCGACATTCCCGCAACGTGCATGACCGCAGGCGAAACCGGCAACGGCTTATCCCCCGGCGAACTTAAAACGCTGGTTGACCCGGTTCCCTACGTCCAGAGTGTAGAAAATACCTCGACTTCCAGCGGCGGCGCCGACAGGGAGAGCGACGAGAGCTTCGCGGCCCGCATCTTCATTGCGCCCGGCAAATACTCCACCGCAGGCAGTCGGAACGGCTACGAGTACCATGTGCAGGATTACAGTTCTGCCATCGGCGGCGTTCACGTTTCGAGCGACCAGGCCGCCGGAACCGTTGACATTGTTTTTGTCATGGCAGACGGCTCCCTCCCGAGCGCAGAAATGATTTCCGCCATGAGCCAGCACATGAGCGCAGAAACCCTCCGCCCGATGAACGACCTTGTGACCGTTCGCGCCCCTGCAGAGGTAAAGTATACCGTTTCCCTCACCTACTACATCAACCAAAGCGATAACAACCGGGCTGCGGCGATTCAGCAAGCGGTCTCCGCAGCGGTTGACAGCTACATTGCCTGGCAGCGGAAAATCGGGCGAGACATCAACCCCTCCAAGCTTCTGGCTCTCGTAATGGGCGCCGGGGCAAAGCGGGCGCAGATCACCGCCCCGATATTCACCGCCATCCCGGCGGACAGTATCGCCGCCATTGACGGCACCGCCTCGATCACATACGGAGGCCTTGAGGATGACTGAACTTAAAGACAGCCGCTTCACGGAACTGCTCCCGAGCGACCTGAAGAACGACACGGAAACCCAGGCGTTTGCTTATGCCGTCAGCAGGCAGGTGCAGCAGGTCATCCGCTTCGCCGACGCCGCCTGCATCTATATTGCGATTGACGGCGTCCCGGAACCTGTTCTCGACCTTCTCGCTGTGGAGCTTCGCACCCCGGTCTATAAGCAGACATACAGCGTCGCCATCAAGCGGGCACTGGTAAAGGAAAGCCTCATTTTCTACGACCAAATGGGGACCCCGGCTGCGGTCAATCGCATCATTGAGGCGGTATTTGGTGTGGGGCAAATTGAAGAGTGGTGGGAGTACGACGGAAACCCTCACCATTTTCGAGCCACAGTGGCAGGAATCTACCCGACAGCAAAAAACATTGCAGATTTTAAGGAAGCAGTTCAGTCCGTAAAACGACTTTCGAGTTGGCTCGACGAGATCACCTATCTTTCTGAGGCTCCAAAATGTACCGCTTATATCGCTGCCGCCCCCTGCGGAGTATCCCTTACCATGACCGCCAAGGTGAGAGGCAAGATCAAGCCGCAAACCGGCAATGTGACGGCGTTTGCCGGAGCAGTACCCGCAAGCATATACATCAAAAATACTGCCAAAGTGGCAGGATCGGAGGAATGAAAATGAGCTGGAATTCTTCGGCATACACGACACTCGGCTCGTCCATGCTGACGGAGGCTTTGTCCGGAAAGCGCATGACCTTCACAAGAGCAGTCGGCGGCGCTGGCACTGTACAGGCGTCAGAGCTTCCCAACGCTACCGAGGTCGCCGACCAGAAGCAGTCACTCATCCTTGCCAGCAGCGAAATGACCGGCGAGGGCGAGGATGCTGCGTACAAAATCAAGATTCAGATCAGCAACAATGGACTCCAGCAGGGCTATACCTTGCACCAGATCGGTATCTACGCCAAGCTGGACGACAGCGACAGTGACGCTCTGGCTGTTATTTTTCAGGATGATCACGGCTTCGAGATTCAGCCCGAGGCCGCCATGAACAACTTCTTGATGGAGTTTTTCGGGGTTCTCGCGATCTCCAATACGGCGCAGATTTATCTGACCGCAGACCCTAACACCATTGCCACCGAAAAGTGGGTCAGAGAAATTCTCGCAAAACACGACAAAGACCCTAACGCTCATGTTGACGTAATCTCCGCCGCCCTGTCCGCAGCCATCAAGAAGCTGGAGGACAGCGGCCAGATTATGGACAAGGAGGCCGCCAAGAAGTTCGTCCGCGAAATGCTCGATCAGTACGGAGCGGCCAAAGACATCTCCTTCGAGGACACCTACGAAACGGGAGCATCTAACCTTCAGGAGGCGCTGAACAAGGTGCTGGGCAATACGCTGCCGAAGCTCACTGTCACCACGACCGCAGGCAGCACCCTGACCCTGACCGACGGCCAGAGCACCATCACCGGCACGGCGACTGGTGGCAGCTTCACTACCACGCTGCCCCGGCTGGGCGAGTGGACGGTCACGGCATCACTGGCCGGTCTGACCACCGATGACACCATCACGGTGGATGTCGTGGGCGGTAAATACACGCTGACGCTGCCTTACTTTGCGGCCACGCTGAATGTGACCACTGCCCCGGACGCGGTGGTCACGGCAACTCTGTCCACCGGAAAGGCATATACCGCAACAGCGGACAGCAGCGGAAACGCCTCGGTGCGCATCAAGCGTTCCGGCACTTATACCGTGCAGGCATCCAAGGGGAGTGCCGCCAGCGACACCGCAGAGGTGGAAATCTTGGAGAATGGAGAAACGTACACTGCAACTGCACGTTTTTGCACTCTGACCCTGACCGCCCCGGTGGGAAGTACACTGACAGCCACCTGCGGCGACAACACTATGACCGCCACGGTCACCGGTGATGCAGGAACCGGAACTGTCAAGCTGTACCCTCCGGTCCTTGGCACATGGAGTATCACTGCCGCCAAGGATGATGAGACCACCACCGAAACTGTAGCGGCCACCGCATATAAAGACTATGCGGTAGAGCTTGCCTATGTCCACATCTACGGCGCAAGCTGGGACGGCACCAGCACAACCAAGTGGAGCCGCACCGACGAGGCGGCAGAGTTTACCGACCCCGTGCCGTATGTCGCGGGCGCAAGCAGCTATGGCAGCCCCTTTGATAGCTTGCAGCCCTGGGCGGGCATGGTAAAGAGCGAGCGCACCGGCGGCACGATGGTAGCCATCCCCAAGTTTTGGTACAAGCTGACCCAAAACGGCAGTGGAATGACCATCCAAATCGCCGACCGCGCGGTGAAGGGCTACAGCGTCAGCCCTGCCCACATGGACAGAGGCGACGGCCACGGCGAGCGGGATGTGGTGTACATCGGCAGATACCACTGCAACAGCAGCTATAAGAGCGGCACCGGCAGCCCCAAGACAAACATGACCCGCTCCTCTGCCCGGGCGAACATCCACGGCCTCGGCTCTGCCATCTGGCAAAGTGATTTTGCTATGAGGTTTACGCTCTGGCTGCTGTACATCGTCGAGTTCGCCGACTGGAACAGTCAGGCAAAAATCGGCTATGGATGCAGTCCGAGCAGCAGCGCCTTCACGATGGGCTATACCGATTCGATGCCGTATCACACCGGCACCAATCAGAGCAGCCGGGCCACCTACGGCGGCACGCAGTACCGCAATATCGAGGGCCTGTGGGATAACGTGTGGGACTGGTGCGATGGCTGCTACAACGACGGCAACGGCCTGAACATCGTCCTGAACCCATCCAAGTTCAGCGACGGCAGCAATGGCACGGCGGTCGGCGTTCCGTCCAATGGCTGGCCGTCCGCATTCAAGGTCAAGACAAACGGCGGCTTCCCGATGTTTATCCCCACATCCGCGTCCGGTAATGACGCAACGTACTCGTGCGATTACTGGTACTTCGACTCTTCGTACCCGTGCCTCTACGTCGGTGGCTACTGTGGCCACTACTCCGACTTTGGTTTGTTCTACGTCCACTGCAGCACCGCGTCGGGCTACGGCGGGAGCATCGGCTGCCGCCTCCAGGAACTCCCCAACGGGGGAGTCTGAGGGGGTCGCAACCCCCGCAGATAACCGCGCCGTAAGGCGCTGAACTTTATATGGGACTGTCTGTGCATTGCCGGTGTTTTTTTGTTCCCGGGTCCGTGCGATTACTAGTACTTCGACTCTTCGAACCCGTGCCTCTACGTCGGTGGCTACTATAGCCACAACTCCAACTATGGTTTGTTCTACGTCAACTACAACACCGCGTCGAGCTACGACGGGAGCATCGGCTGCCGCTTCCTTTTTGATTTTATCCAACCTCACATTTTACGGCACAGGCAGCCGCACACCTCACGGTGAAGATAGGCATTTTGGGAGCGGGCTAGTACACCCCGCAAGGGGCGCTGGAACGTCCGTACAGCTAAAAGGAGGTATCCCATGAAGAGAGCTGGAAAGCTCTTTGATACGCTAATCTCAGATGATAATCTGCTACGCGCCATCGACGAAGTGAACCGCACCCACCACTGGAATCAAGGCCACAAGCCCAACACCTGTACGGCGTGGGTGGAAGAGACCAAGCTGCAGCGGGTGGAAGACCTGCGGCGAATACTCGTCGGCGGCTTTGAGCCGAAAAAGCCTCATGTCAGCCAGCGGTGGGATGCGAACGCCCGGAAATGGCGCACCATCAGCGAACCAGCCCAGTGGCCCGACCAGTATGTCCACCACGCCCTCATCCAGGTCTTGCAGCCCAGGATGATGCAGGGGATGGATTTTTACTGCTGCGGCTCCATCCGGGAGCGCGGGCCGCACCGGGAGAAGAACGCCATCCAGCGCTGGATGAAGTACGACCGCAAGGGGACGAAGTACGAGTTTTGCGGCGACATCCGCCACTTTTACGACAGCCTGACCCCGGAAGTCGTCATGGCCCGGATGCGGCAGCTCTACAAGGACTGCCGCGTCCTCGACCTCATCTGGCGCATCATCCGGGACGGCGTAAAGCTGGGGACGTACACCTCCCAGTGGTTCGCCAACGCCGTCCTGCAGCCCCTCGACCAGCTCATCCGGGAGAGCGGGCTGTGCAAGCATTACGCCCGGTATATGGACAACCTGACCGCTTTCGGGCCGAACAGGCGCAAGCTGAAAAAGCTCCGTTTGCTGGTCGAAGGCTGGCTTGACGCCCACGACCTGCGGCTTAAGGGGGATTGGCAGGTGTTCCCTGTGGCGAAGAGACAGCCAAAGACGCCCCTTGCCCCGCCCCGGCGCGGATATGAGCGCACCAAAGGCCGTCTGCCGGATGCCGTGGGGTATCGGTACGGGAGAGGGTACACCATCCCCCGCAAGCGGAATCTGCTGCACATCAAGCGGGCGCTGGCACGGTATCGCAAGCGCAGGCGGCAGGGGAAGCCCATCGCACCCAGAGCGGCGGCAAGCCTGCTCTCGCGCCTCGGGCAGCTCCGGCACTGCAACAATTATCACCTCTATCAATGGTTGTTTCGGGGAGAGCGGGTCGTCCGCGACCTGAAGCATGTCGTCCGAGAGCATCGGAGAAAGGAGAACCTGACATGGACTATGTTTTTGGCACAAAGGGCGGCGCAGAGGTCCTCAAGACCATCGGCGGCGCTCACACCAGCCTGACCGGCTACCACCAGCTTGAGCGGGAGTATCCCGACCAGACCATCACCGACAGTTTCCGGGTCGTCCGCAAGCTGCGCAGCGCGGAGGACGCGGAGGGGCGCTGCTATGACTGGTACGAAATCGACCACCACTACCGGATGACCGATAAGACCGGACCTTTGGCAGAGCGCACCGCAAAAGCCGCTACAGAGCTGCAGGATGCCGTGTGCGAGCTGGATATGGCATCACAGGAGCATTTGACCACCATCGAAACCGCGCTGTGTGAGCTTGACGCAGCGCTGAACAAGGAATAAGGAGGTATCGCCATGAACATTATCTGGGCAAACCGCCTGATTGCAGGCACTAAGGCTTGGGCAGAGATGCCCACAAGCCGCCGCCCCGGGGTCAAGCGGGAGCTGGCAAAGCGGGTGGCCGACGGCGAGATCACCGCAGAGCGGTACAAAGAAATCACGGGGGAGGACTACGATGGGTAAGCTGCTGGAACTGCTGGAAAAGCTGGTGCGGGCCATCTTTGGCCCGGGGGACGAGCGGGACACCGGCGAGGCAACACCCGCACCCGCAGTCCCCGAGGCAGAGGCTGTCACCGGCTGGGAGGGCGGCAAGCCCTACAGGTACATCGACGTGAGCCGGTATCAGGGCCTTATCGACTGGGCGCAGGTGGCAGCGGCGGGCTACAAGGGGGCAATGCTCAAGACGGTATCCACCAACCGCAAGCTCTCCAAGCGGGCAGATGGCCTGTACATCGACCCCACCTTTGAGACCAACTACCGCAACGCCCGGGCCGCCGGGCTGGACGTGGGCGTCTACTACTACACCTACGCCACCAGCGAGGCGATGGCCGATGCAGAGCTTGCCCTTCTGCGGCAGGCGGTCTACGGCAAGGAGTTTTCTCTCCCCATCTGCGTGGACGTGGAGGAAAACAAGCTCAAGCAGTTGTCCACGCTTGACCTGTCCAACCTTACCGCTTACGCGCTGGAACAGGTGGAGCGGATGGGTTTTTACGCCCAGCTGTACACCTACACCGGTTACAAGTACGAGCTGGACATGGCTCGGCTGTCCTCTCGGTGGGACGTCTGGCTGGCGGACTACACGGGCAAGACCCCGAAGGTGCGGTTCAAGTACAATGCCCACCAGCACACCAGCAAGGGCAGCGTGCCGGGCATCTCCGGCAACGTAGACCTCAACGTGACCACCCTCAACTACCCCCGTATCATCAGAAAGAAGGGTCTGACCCGTCTCCGGGAGGGCGCATGAGCGAAGCGATTATTGTGGCACTGATCACCGGCGTGTTGGGGCTGTTAGGCACCATCTACGCTAATAACCGGGCGGCAAAGGATATGGACGCCAAGCTGGACAAGCAGCAAGCAGTCACCGAAACCAAGCTGGAAGAGCTGACCCGGGAAGTCCGGACACACAACAATTTCGCCCAGCGCGTCCCGGTGCTGGAAGAACAGATGAAGGTGGCAAACCACCGCATTGCAGACCTCGAAAAAGAGAGAGGAGAGTAATACATGGCAACGATCAATAACATTTTGGGCGTCATTCCCGCCCCGGTGGCGGCAGTTCTCATGCTGGGCGGCTTTATCTTTTACGCCCTGGGCTGCGTCCGGCTGGGCTATGGCGCAGCGGTAAAGCCGCTGGTGCTGGACCTCATCGAACGGGCTGAGCAGGAGATCCAGGGGACAAAGAGAGGCGCAGAGCGCAAGGCGTGGGTCGTCAAGATGCTCCGGGCCGCTCTGAGCGCCAGCAAATACGGCAGGCTCATCAGCTGGGCCATCACCGATGAGACCATCGGTGCGGTGATTCAATTTTTCTTTGATCGCATGAAAGCGGCACTGGAAAAGCCCCGACTGTGAGCACTCCGCCTCCGTGGTCGTCCGTGGTCCAAACGTCTTCACCATCACCGAGGTGCAGGGCAGCTACGGCAGACTCAAGAGCGGAGCCGGGTGGCTCAACCTGTGCTACGCAGAGTGGCTCTGCAGCGAGTCAACCCACACGCAAAACAAAGGGCAGATGCACAATAGCACCTGCCCTTTTCTGTACCCACGCAGAAAGCCCCTGCGTGGCGTTTTGCGTGTTCAGAATAAAGTTACACCCCCGGAAAGTTTCTAAGCTTTTCCGGGGGTGTTTTTTCCGTTGGAAAAATCAAGGCTCAAGGGACGGCTTTGAAGCCCATGCGAGCAAGATACTTCTCAGCCTGCGGCAGCTGGGTGAATGTGCGGCTCCTGCGTTTCTGGCGGTCACGCCCGATCACAAGCGTTTCGCCGATGCCCTGAACCACCCACGTCTCCTTCCCATGCTTCCATGCCCGGTTGAAATAGACAGCCTCGCCCTTTGCGTTTACCATTTTCATGATTTCGTCCTCCTTAAATATCCATCCCGATGCAGTGATATGCGTACCAGCGGCCCCGCCGCCTGAACACTTTGAACCACTCGGTAAACAGGCACCCGGTACAGTCGTATTGAGAATTCACTCCGTGGATGTACCGATTCTCCGTGAACCACGCCTCAACATCTTCCTGACACCATTCAGGGTTGACAGGCAGTTCTTCCAGAGCAATGCGCCCGCCACCATCAAAGAAGATCACGTTGCGAGGCTCTCCGTCATCACGCTTGATTCACTCACGGAGATCACGTTTCAGCCGGATGAAGTAGTCGTTCGTAGCGACGACCTTCTTCCCGATTATCCGCTCCATATCCTCTGCGGTACGAATCGCAATGTACCCGGCCCGCAGTTCATAATCGCTCATCTGATAACCCATCACGGCTCCTCCTTCACAACGACAATCGACATACCAGCAACCCCGCCGAGGGACTTATACAACTCCGGGAAAGTCAGCACCACACGGTAGCCTTCCCACTCGGAATCGTTCTCCGCAGCGAACTGCACCGCCCCGAAAAACAGCCCCTCCTTTCTACACGGAAATGGATAATCAATGTAGATCCAGATCGGGGTGTCGTCCTCGATCACGTTCAACAGATCCAGCAGCTTCATAATTCAGCTCTCCTAAAATTTTGTTCACGATATGCAGGTGGTTCCCGCGACCTTCCCGGCTGGCTGCCGGGAAGTTTCGGCCCTTTCCTCGGGCCATCGTCAGGCGGGGTTGATTTTGATGCTTTTTTCGAGGTATCCGTCGTTCCAGATGGAAACCGTCCAGTTCAAGTTGTGCTTTTCCGCGAACCGCTTCGCAGTGCCGAACACTCCTTCGGCTCTATCACGATATTCGGTTTTCACGACTTTGAAGTTGACCGGCGTCCCGTAACGGACTTCATACTGTTTCATGGTTCATGCCTCCCTGCTGCGTTCCTTTTCTGTTTCGGCCTTTCCATTCGCAAGGGCCATCATCAGGCGGGGTTGTTCTCTCCTTCGCAAGCGACTACAACTTTGCAAGCGATTACAACGTCGTGTAAAAAGTTGCCATTCACATCGAAAAGGCTTCCAACCAGAAACCCGCGGCTGGTAACTCCCAACCGCCTAAGGGTATTTTTCCTCAAGTGCCAGACCGTGAGGCCATCATTGACCCCATCGATAATCTTGTCGTAGGTGCTTTCTGCAAGTGTTAGATGTTTCATTGTTCAGCTCTCCTTATTCTTTGACTTCGCACACGTCGGTCACTTCGTAAACATCCAGACCGTGCCCGGTCTCATCGATCAACCGCTGCACTGCCACGTTCCGGGCATCCACCGGGTCATCAGCAAGGACCTCGTAGCAGTCCCAGAATTTATCGACCGTGTTGTAGACGTACACCTTATAACGCTTCATAATTTTCATGTCCTCCATTTGTTTCGTTTTCCCTTCCGGTGTCTGTGTCTTACCACATAAACGCGGTAAACTCCACTGGCAAACAGTCCAAAGAACAGGCGACGTTTCTGTGTATTTTTTACCGACCGAAACGGCGCCGCGGATTAGATTTCCAGGCCCGCATTTTGCAGCGTGGCAACGATTGCGTTATAGGTACGCTTTCCTGCGGTGTAATACCATTTGCACTTGTACTCAATTCCGCCATCGAAGAATTTTGCACGGCAGAGATTCTGGGTCAGATTCACGAATACCTCCACGCGGTAAGAATATTCGTGGCGGCCAGACCAGACGCTCTCGATCACCTTTGTAAAATCACGGGACAGAACCACGCCCTCGAAACCAGTCTGCCGGGACAGCTCCACCGCTTCCAGCTTAGTATCATCATGGAACCCATGAGCAAGCAGCTCTGCAACGAAATCAAACTTTTTCATATTGAAATCCCCCATTCGGCAATGTCTTTCGTTGGCTGTGTCTTACCACATAAGCGCAGGGAACTCCACTGGCAAACAGTCCAAAGAATACTGCGTTTATATGGTAAACTTTATACTTCCATTTTTACGGCGTCCGCAGTATACTGTACTAAAAGGGAGGGCTGCCACATGAGAGAATCACACACCAATAACCCCATAGACGAACGCTGCAAGGCCGCAGGCATAAGCCGCCGGGAACTTTGCCGCCAGGCGAAACTGAGCTACCGCACCGTGGAAAGCTGGTGCGCCGGACACCGCAAAAGCCCGGACGTTTACCAGCTCTGGCGGGTGGCAAAGGTGCTGGGCTGCCAGATTGAAGACTTGCTCGACCCGGAGCGCATAGCAGACGACACCTCGGAAACCGAATAATAAAACTTGGAACCAAAACTTAAAACCAAATGCAAAATCTTTGAACCAAAACAAAAACACCCGCCAGAACGGCGGGTGTGACAGTCCCCAGTGATATAACAACAAAAACCCTCGTGCCATTGCGAAGCGGTTCTCCTTTTGACCAAACTCCATGTCGAGCGTCACATCGAAGTGGACGTCAGC